TTTATGGAGAAGGCAGAGATTAAAGGGACTAAGACTAGCGTCAAACATCCCGACCTTTAAGGAGGAACTATGGCTATCAAATCATCGAAAGTCGAAGAAGAAGTGCCAGAGATAAAAAGCGAAGACACGGCAGTAAAACATAAGTTTGGTAAAAAAAGTCCATTCTCATTCAAAAGATGGGATTATAGGGATAAGAACTATTCTTATAGATACATAAACCTTGATGATGCCGAAAGGCGTACTGACGAGGGATTTGAAATAGTATCAAAGGACGAAGTAACCAAAATTAAACCTGTTGCTGGAAAAGCTAATGCTTCTGGTGCTTGGGAATTACGGGGTACTATCCTCATGCGTTGTCTATCTTCTGTTTGCAAGGAAAGAGATAAATACTACCAGAATATGTGGAAAACGCAAATTTCTGGAGATAAACAGAGATTACAAGAGGAAGCGGATAAGAACGATGTAGAGTTAATTGACAATCGTTAATGTTCCTCCCTCTGTAATTACGAGGAGGATTTAACATGGCTGTACAAACAGTAAGACGTAGTGAATACGTGGGAGAGCTTAACGGCGACCACGGGTCAATGTTGTCTTTCCCTGAAGCGGCAAGTCAGACGTTTAAATGCGGCGACTTGGTGTATCTTGCTTCTGGAAAGGTGACAGTGTGTCCTGATAACGGTGTAACGATTCTGGGTGTTGCTGCGACTGATGCGACCGGAACGACTGATACCGCTATCAACGTAGTTGTTTTAACACCTTCGAGTATCTTATCACTGTCGGTGTACAATAGCACGGCTGCTTCGGCAATCACTGCTGTTGCTTCTGTCGGATTGAAATATCCTATTGAAAATGTTTCTGACATAATCAGGATTGACAATACCGACCAGACGACACCTTCTTTGGTGGTGATAGGAATAGACAAGCGTGATAATATGGCTGTCGGCGACCAGTATGGTCGTTATCTCTGCACGGTTATGTCTGCTTGTTTACAGACAGCAATCGGAGCATAACGGAGGGTTAAAATATGTCTATACTTACAACTGGTAATATACCTCATTTACTTACGTCAAGATTGGATATGGCGTTTAGTAATGAAGCAAAGTCAATACCGAAACAATGGGAAGGACTGTTTGGAACGGAAACCGCAACTGGTAGCACGTTTGATGCCCAGCCCACTTACGGGTTTGGACAGGTTCCTGAGTCGAGCGAAGGTGCTGCTCTCACGTATGACACCCCCGGCGAAGGTTATAACTCTAGTTCAGTTATTAAACTCTACAAATTAGGGTTTAAAATCACTAGGGAAGCATTTGATGACGAAAGATATGGTCAGATGAAAAATATGGCAGGGGAACTTGCTAAGTCATTCATCTACACCAAGAACGTCAACGGTGCAAACATTTTCAACAATGGTTTCTCGGATAGCTATGTCTATGCGTATAGTGAACCCTTGTTTGGAGATGCAACTCTGTTCACTCACCCTCTTAAAAAGACAGGTGGAACGGATTACAATAGACCCGAAACTGCGGGTGTTGACCTTAATGCTGCTTCCCTCAAGGATGCCATTAATGCGGTTCGTGCAACTCTTTCGGATAGTGGGAAACTGTGGCAGCCGGGTCTTAGACCTTCTGTTCTCTTGGTTCACCCTGACAACGAAGAGAAAGCATACCAGCTTGTTGCTTCTATCAAAACTCCTGAGAATGCGAATAACTCAGAGAATTGGATTAAGACATTGAGTTTACAGGTTGTAGTAAATGACTTCCTGACAGACCCCGATGCTTGGTTCCTGCTCTGTGGTACGAACATTCACAAACTGAAACTCTTTCAGAGAATTGGTCTGGAAACGGATTCAGAGGTTGATTTCAACACCGATGCAATGCTCTATAAAGGGTATGAAAGGTATCGGTTTGGAGCCATAGACTGGCGTGGTACGTGGGGAAGTTCCGGCGGTTGATTTAGCATTAAAGAATAAAGGTTTCGGGTGGTGTACCTTAAACATCACCCAATAAAAAGGGTAAGAAGTAGTGCAATTCTACTTGGCACAGAAAACACCGTGTTCCTAGAGGAGATTAAAATGGGATTAACAAATTTCCCTAACGGGATTACTAGTTTTGGAATACCGATATATGGTGATAGTGTAAGGGACACATCTGGTACTACCTTCTTTGTTGATGGTAATAGCGGAAGCGACCAGAATAAAGGTCTTTCTTGGGATGATGCCCTTAAGACTATCGCTCGTGCTTGTGCATTAAGCACTCTTGATATAGCGAGAGGTGCTGACAGATGGGCAAGACGTAACACCATATTTATTGCTGGTGACCGTTTTGTAGAATCGCTCACTGTAGGTGCAGAGAAGACCGATATTATAGGTGTAGGTTCTTGTGATAATAAACCTATGGCTGTAATAAAGGGTGTTCATGTATTTGACACCACAGTATATCAGGGTATGCGTTTTATTAACGTGGGATTTGAGAACAGTGCCGCAGGTATAATGGTTGATATTCCTAATGAACAGATTGGTATGGAATTTATCGGCTGTGTATTTGACGGTAGAGCTGTTGCTACTGCAACCACGGGTATTAGAGCCGCTGGAGTGGACTACCTTAAAATTAAGGGTTGTAAGTTCACTGGTTTATTCACAACCGCTGCGATTTCACTTCTTGCTGGAGAGTTCAGAGGAATAGAGATTGTAGATAATTATATTGAATCTGGTGCGATTGGTCTTAGTGTTGCTTCAAGTGTAACCTGTGCTACTCAACAGGGTCTTGTTGCTCGTAACTACTTCGACACGGTTACTCAGGTTGTTGCCGATGCTTCTGACAAGTTTATGTATGTCGGAAACAGGGGTATAACTGATGCTGTTAATTCCGCTGCTCTTACACACGGAATTGCAGCCACTCAGGCGATAGACAATGAGTTCTCCACAAGTTCTGGTGGAGCAATTTCAGTACCTCCAGTTAATTACGGAGCACAGGCTTAACATTTTGGTTAGGGGTGGGACTTAAAATCTCACCCCGACCTTAACAAAGGAGCATCTTTGTCAAAACTTGGGATTGGAGTTCTACTACGGGACAATAAAGAAGCAATGGCTAAGAACCTTGAGCACCATGCTAAGATATTAAAGAACAGTGATATACCGTTTTACATATTTGACAACAGCGTAAAAGACGATAACACTGAGTTTGTTAAAAGATATCCGCAGTTTAAATATTACAAGCATAGTAAAGACCTAAATTTTGATGATTCATACCAATTTGCTTGTGAAAATGTAGATGCAGAATATGTATGGATTATCGGTAATAAGATGACCATAGATACTGGCTCTTTGCCGTGTATAATGGATTTTTTAAACCAAGGTACCTACTCCGCTGTTTTAGTTAATTCTATGCACAGGTTAAGTTTGTTTGGTAAACCCTTTATAGAGGAAGATAGAAATAAGTTTCTCAAGAATTTTGCATGGCACTCTACATTAGTTGGGTCTACGATATTACACAGAGATACAATAAAGGCATACGATAAGAATAAATACCGTGGTTACGAGTACCCGCATTTAGCAGCATTGCTTGACGGGATAGCTAAAAACAATAATCCGATGGTTATAATACCATACTCGCTAACAACATTTCAAACGCAAATGGTTCCAGTGTGGTTACCCAAACACGTTGAGATATGGACTAAAATGCTTTATGAGATTATACAACTACTCCCAGAAGATATATATGGGCAAGACGAGAAAGTGGCGTTCTGCTCTAACAACGGATATAATGGAGCATTAATAAGTGACGCACAATTTAGATACTTAAACAAAAGTGGTTTTTTCACGGAAGAAATATTAGACAAATATTTACCTTGGATTAAGAAAGTTTGTTCCATACCAGAGGCAAGGCTAAGACATATTGCCAAGGGTGGAAATTAGCGGTAGACGTGTCAAGCGTTTACTGCATGGCAAGTCTAACTTGCTAATGGAGGATTTATGTCTGCACCGGTTCCCGTTTTAGTAAAAAATTCTAGGAGAGGATGGATAAGGCACGGTCTTAACCATCTTGATGTATACGCAACATCCGCAGCAACCGATAACTGGGCTGACCAAGTTATCATAGACCTTTCAACAGCGTTTACCGAAACACCCTACCCTCTGGGAATAAAACTCCACAGTATATACACAAAGGTTGACGGTACGTGTACTGGTTTATCTTGGGAAATTGACTTTGCAACAGACCTTCCTGTTTGTAGTGTCATATCCCCAACTCTCAATATTGGAGAAACCTATAAATGGAAACAGGGTCTAAAGAGTCCCACTTCTGAAATGTGGGATAATTGTGCGACTACGTGGACTGCTACTACTAATGTGACAGCGGCAGACGAAACCACTATAGTTGTACCAGATACGACAGATGCCACACCTACTTCACAAAAACTAACTCTTGCCGCAGGGTTCACCACAGGCAAGATTGCATATATCACTGGAGCCACCGATAGTGGTGACGAGTGGGAAGGAGTGAGTTTCTATATTCGTTCCTCGGTAGCATTACAGCCCAGCGACTTGGCTTTCTGTACTGACGAATCAACAGTCCTTGCCTCGCCTGACGAAACTCTTAATATACCTTTTGCAATGGAAGCAGATAAGTGGTATTTCGTTAAACTCTATTTCACTGGAGCCACCACAGCCAGAGATGTTATTTCTTCTCATGGTTTATGGGCGAACAGAGATTTTGGAGCGGCTGTGTTGTATATTGACAACGTAAGATTTATAAAACGTTCACAGCAGTTCCCTAGTTTACAGAGCGGGTCTGCATTGGGAAGCCCGTATGGTGATTTAGTTTGCACGACTGTTGGTATAGCAAACACTGATGTTATACAGGCGGCAATTTGCTTCGAATTTACGTGGTCAGAGGATTCTATAAGATAATGGAATCGCCAAAAAGACAACAACGTACATACAGAGAGAAAAATATAGAGCGGACTAACACAAAACCTTCCTTTATGAATGATAAGGGAAAACGTGAGTGTGATATCTGCTCTATATCTATTCCTGCTAATTATTTAGTAAGCCAACGTGGGAAATTAATTTGCGGACGTTGCGTTGATAGTAAATAACACGGAGATAAAATGGCACAGTATTGGACATTAAGTCAACTTCGAGCATCTCTTTGTGATAATCTTCGTATATCTGGAACAGAAGTTGGTGTATATGGAGATGTTTCAGTAAGAGACGGCTTTTTAAATAACGGTCAGAAAGACTTTATTCGTAGAACTAGGTCTTTAACTACCAAGACCCCTTTAACCCTTGTTGACGGTCAACAGGAATATGATATATCTTTAGCCTCGTCTATACCTACCAACATATTACAGATAGATGCCGAGGGTGGGGTTATTGTAAATGATAAGAGATTAGAACCGACAAGTATACAGAAGTTGGATTTAATAAGCAATGGTTGGAGAGACCAAGACGCATCTACCCCCAGTAAATACTATATCAGGGCTTTAAAGAATTTAGG